CATGGAGAGATGCAGTGAAAAAAGGTGATGCTTATTCGGCACCTTATACAGATGAAGAAATGTTAGATAAAATGATGGAGTGGGGAGAAGACTCTATACATTGGCGAACTGAATATGAATGTGAATTTGTAGAGTCGGTATCGAATGTGTTTAATGCAGAAAAAATAAAAAGGTGTTATGATGATTACAAACTTACTAGATTGGATGGGGATGGACAGTCGGGAGGAAGCAATATTAATGTTAGTGTTGACATTGGCAAATCTGTTAATTCTACTGTCATTAGTGCATGGTCCCTTGATAAATCTGACGAAGAAAATATTGCACGACTTATTTATGTTGAAGAAATCAACCCCAGAACTGGTGGACATGATATTCCATACCAACGTAAACGTATTATGGATGTTGCCCTTGGTCTTGGGGCTACTCGTCTCATTGTGGACTGTACAGGTATTGGTGGTGCGGTTGAGCACGACCTACGAATAGGGTGTTTAGATGCTAATATACATTTTGTTGCGTTTGTTTTTACAGGTGGTCCCAAAGGAACTAAAACTCAAATGTACAGAGATTTTCAATCATATATTCAACAAGGAAGAGTAAAAGTACCTAATCCTGAAAATTTACACGCAGATGAAGCTAAGTTAATTCATAAGTGGACAAGAGAACATATGGATTTAGAATATACAATGGATGCTGCTGATAAAACAGAAAAGATTTCAGCTCCTAATGGTAAGCATGATGACTATTGTGATAGTTCAGCAATGGGGTTACATGCTACTTTAAGTATGTTACCTATGACAGGAAACTACGGTTCGAGTGTTATATCTAGACCGATAAATAGAAATAACAAAACAGGTGCAGGAACCTACAGTAAACGTCCACTTTTTGCAACAACTAGACGCAATCCGCGACTTTTAAAGCAATCCCTAAGGGGAATCTAACACAATCTTTATATACCCATTAGAGTTAATTATAAATAGCCATGTCGTTTATAGATAGAGTGAGACGTAGTTTTGCATCCATTGGACGCAATCCTTCGTACAAAAAAGACGACCCACGAAGTTACGGTGCGGGAGTAATACAAAGACTTAAAATAAACAAGGGATTCGGCGGATTTGCACAAAATAAGGACTATGAGCCACATATTGGTAAAAATAGAACTTATATGAATGTTTACCTGTCAGACCCTATTGTAAGAAGTTTAATTGATTTACCTTGCTTGTATTCTGTCAAAGATAATTTTGATATAGTTACAGCCGATGACAATGTAAGGGAAGAGTTAGAAGAAATGTTTAGAGATATAAATATTCAACATATTTTATATGGATGGATAAGAAATGCTCGTATTTTTGGTACAGGTTATTTAGAATGGACAGGAGATAATTTAATCTTACGTTCCAGTCAAAATATGTTTGTAAAAAGAAATGAGCACGGTCAAATAGAATACTACTATCAAAAAGTAGGTGATGACGAAGAAAACATAAGATTTGAAGAAGATGAGATAATAGAGTTAAAAAATAATCAATTCGACGATTTTGCTTATGGTTTATCAGACATACACCCTATTCTCTATTTAGTGGATTTAAAAGATTATGCAGAAAGAGATATTGGTGCAGCCCTCAATAAATATGCATCAAGTAGATTTGATGTGTCATGTGGTTTACCAGATATGCCATATGGTCCAGATAAAATAAATGAAATAGTAGATGCATTTAATACTTTAGCTCCCGGTGAAGATATAATTCACGGAAACGACATAACAATTAAAGAGTTACAAGGTACACAACGTGCTTTTGAGTACGGTAAATATACTGACGATATATTAGATAAGATACACGTAGCCCTTAAAACACCAAGAACTATGTGGACAGACCCAGAAAAGGCTCGTCCAATATTTGAACCATATGTAAGATACTTACAAACTATGGTAGAAGGAGCACTTAACTCCCAGCTTATGCCTCAATTAGAATCAGGCGATGCTAAATTTAAGTTTAGGCAAATTAACACGAACGATGCATTCACCAAAGCCAAGACAGATATGATTTATCTATCAGAAGGTGTATTGTCACCCGGTGAAGTTAGAGAAGAAAGAGGTCTAGACCCTGAAGGAGTTGCAGAATTAGATATGGAAACTTCTGAAGATATCAAGGCATCTCCTATCAAACAAGAACAGAGTGATAAGAATGCAAACATTTCTGGTGGAAAGAATCAAGACAAGAAAGAAGAATCTGCCAGAGCACAAAATAGGGGCAATAAGCCCTCCGCAAACGCAACAGGAGATAGAGCATGACATTTGAAAAATGTATGATGAAAACTAAAGCAAGCCTGAATAAGAGGGGTTTTGATAACCCTGAAGAGATTGCAGCCGGCATGTGTAGCATGTGGGCGCAAGAAAATGGCGTAGAGCGGGAATTTGCAGAGGGTAAAGATACTGAACCTATAAGGAGGTCATTCGCATTAGAAGTGGCTGAAGGTGAAGACATAAATTTTTCCAGCGATGAGGGAATCGACTCTGTATCATTCCCAGTTATCGCTATTACATCCGGGCCTCATGAATATGAGGTTGACGGAGAAGAACATAAAGTTTATATAGAGGGAGGTATGTTGAAAGATAGTTTAACTAAATTTTCAGAACTCCCTATATATGTAGACCATCAAAGAACAACTGAGGACCTAATCGGCATGGCAACGAACCCTGAGTTGGTCAAGATGGATAATGGAAAGTCCGCTATCAAGATGTTGGCAACAGTATCTAATAAATATGGCCGTGGACAAGAGGTAATGAAAAAAGTTAAGGATGGAGACATGACACATGTTAGCATTGATTGGTTTTCAAACGATGTTGACGTTATGGGTGACAATTACGCCACTAACATTCGTCCTACAGAGGTAAGTTTCATTGACAATGAAAAGATGGACCCAGTCTGTAAGGAATGCACAATTGAAACGAAATGTAATTCACACGAAACGGAGGACGACCACGACTGTGGTTGTGGTGGCCACGAAGATTCATGTGGATGTGAGTCAGAACACACAGAGGTAAATATGTCAGAAGAGACAAAAGAAACAACTGTAAAATCCGACGCAGAAAGCATTGTCGAACGCGAGTTCGCTTCACTACGTACACAACTTGAAGAAATGTCTGCATCTAAAAAGGAAATCGAATCCGAATTCAAAGCAGCTATGAAAGAATTAGAATCTTTCAAGAAAGCAGAAGAAGATAGATTAACTAAAGAAGCAGAAGTAAGAAAAGTTGAAGCAGTAGAAGCAATTATATCCAAAGAAGTTTTATTCGGTACTATCGAAGAAACTAATAAGGATGCTCGAGTCGAAGAACTTTCCGCTTGGGATGAATCCAGATTGACTGGATTTAGCGAAGCTCTAGCAGCAATGCCTGAGCCAAGCAACGACGTCGAACGTTCATTCGGTAAAGGTAAATCATCAGACGAAGGTGAAGTACCAGAAACCAAAAGAGAGTTCGGTATGAAAGTAGTTGACGGAAAAATCAAATTGAACAGAGACTACTATCTAAAAGGTGATTAAAAATGGCAACAGAAATTTTGGTAAATGATGGTGGAGCGCCAGCGCGTATTCTACCATTCACAGCAGGCGAGGCACTGAGTGCTGGCGATGCTGTAATCATTAACGCATCTGGTAAAGCTATGCTAGCAAACACAAATGTCGCATTATTTAAATTTGCGGTTAGTGGTTGGGCATTAGTAGACGCAGCATCTGGAGAAATGTGTAGTATAGTTACAGGACGTGGAGTTATACTCAACGCTTCAGTAGATACACTAGCTCAAGGTAGCGCTTTAATGATGGGAACATCCGCAGGTGGGGGAACTCACGCAGCAGGACAATTGGAATTAGCAGATAATGCAGCAGGAGGCCCTATGGCTCAAGCAATCGCATTAGATGCATCCGTATCAGGCACATTGTGCAGGATATTAACTATCTAAGGAGATAAATCATGGTCGACGCAACTCCCGGTCTATTGACAACCTTAAACACAGGTTCCTACGCCAACACTGGCGGAACAGGTGAAAGAGTACTCATTGACTACAAAGACGCAATTATTGATTACAAGGTCGCAGACCTTCCAGTAATGCAGTTCTTTGCAGACCCAATGTCTACTGATACAGGTGGTAATATTGATATTACTTTCGGCAAACCTAGCATGAAGCTAGAACAACTAGAAGAAGGTACAACACCGCAATACCAACACACTAAACTACGCTCTGAAAGAGTGGCAGTAAAAGAGTGGGGTATAGCAATTGGTGTAACCCGAAGAATGATTGAAGATTCAAGATTCAATGAAGTAGAAATGGCTTTGAACGAAGCCCGCAGAGCAGTAGACAGGCACATGACCCAACATGTTACAAACGTAATATTTGGTATCGGTGACGCAACTCTACAAACTGGTGTATTATCTGGTGGAGCTTACTCAGACATTACTGAGCAAGCCGGTGGAGCATATGCAGCAGGAACTTCAGACGAATCTAATTTATCTGATTTCAGTAAGGCAGAAAATGGTGCATTCCTTGGAGCAAAAGCAACATTGACAGGAACTGCAAGTAGATTAGACGATTACGCAAATCAAGGCGTAACTATCTTATCTGGTGCAGCTTCATACAATGCATGTACCTCCACAGGTCTCAACTCATTTACATTAACTGATGTCGCTTCATCAATTTCCCGTATGTCTAAACATGGATACAATGCAACACACATATTCATTAATCCATCACAATACGAGAACATGTTGAAAATGGCTGACTTCGCTAGTGTATTTACCACAGCTAATGCAGTAACAGCAGCAGATGGTGGAAATGTTATGCCTACCGCCGCAGGAAGCGGACCATTCGGTCAAATGCTATCAACAGGAGGACTAGTAGGACAACTCTACGGTCTAAACGTTGTTGTAAACGCATGGGTACCAAGTGGAAGATTTGGTGTCTTCGACCTTTCCGTTAAGCCAATGGCTTACGTAGAGAGAAGACCATTGACTGTAGAAGAAGCTAATCCCGGATTCGGAATTATCGGCTCTTACATGTCCATGAGATACGGATTGAAGGTCGTTAGACCAGAAGCCGGTCAAATCGTCATATCTCCATAGAATTAACTGTTTAATTTTTAAAGATAAGGTCCGAGGGGAACCTTAATCCCCTCACTAATATTTAGGATTATTTTTATGCCGTCTTATCGAAAAGTACTTAACAGTCTCCCTCACAATGCAGTGGGAAAAAAGAGGATTCAAGAAATAGAATCTATCACACAGGGGACACAAGGTGCTCAAGGTAGACAAGGTAATAGTGGTACTGGTACTCAAGGAACTACTGGTACTCAAGGTACTACTGGTACTCAAGGAACTACAGGTACCCAAGGAACTACTGGTACTCAAGGTATACAAGGAACTCAAGGAACTCAAGGAACTCAAGGTAGACAAGGAGAAAAGGGTGATGATGGAGATACTGGTACTCAAGGAACTACTGGTACTCAAGGTATACAAGGAACTCAAGGAACTCAAGGAACTCAAGGTAGACAAGGAGAAAAAGGAACCACTGGTACGCAAGGTACTACAGGAACACAAGGAACCACTGGTACGCAAGGTACTACAGGAACACAAGGTATACAAGGTATTCAAGGTAAACAGGGTACACAAGGAACTCAAGGTAGACAGGGAACAGAAGGTTTGTTCGGTGGTAACAGTATAGAATTTAATTATAGTAGTTTTGACATTAGTGCTGGTTCTCCGGGTCAAACTAATTATGGATTTAATATACCGGTACCCGGAGGAGGAGGATTACCAAGTTACAGTTCAATATCTAAAGTAGGTATATCTGATTTTGATATTAATACAGTAGATGTTTCAGATTGGAACGATTCTTTGGATGATGGTACTGGTTCTCCACGTGGTCATTTAAGAATATTTAAAACAGACGATTCAACTACATGGATTACTTTTAATATTACAGGTTCTAATGTAGCTGGAGGTACAGGAGTCTCAGCATATGAAGAAGTACAAGTAGCATTTGTAGACCATAACAACTATTTTTCTAATGGTGATGATTGTGTAATAACATTTGTACAAGCTGGTGCACAAGGTACTACAGGTACACAAGGAACTACTGGTACACAAGGTACTACAGGTACTCAGGGAACTACTGGAACTCAGGGAACTACCGGAACTCAGGGAACTACTGGTACGCAAGGTACTACAGGAACACAAGGTACTACAGGAGCTCAAGGAATACAAGGAACTCAAGGAACTCAGGGTACACAAGGTATCCAAGGAGAAAAGGGTGATACTGGGGATACAGGAGGTACAGGTGGTACAGGAGCTCAGGGAATTCAAGGAACTCAAGGAACTCAAGGTACACAAGGTATTCAAGGAGAGACTGGTACACAAGGAGAGACTGGTACACAAGGTACTACAGGAACTCAAGGAACTACTGGTACTCAGGGTACTACAGGTACACAAGGTACTACTGGTACACAAGGAACTACAGGAACTCAAGGTATACAAGGAGAACAAGGTGTACAAGGAGAACAAGGTATACAAGGAATTACTGGTGGCGGTGGTGGTGGTGGTACTCAAGGTACTACAGGAGCTCAAGGAATACAAGGAACTCAAGGAACTCAGGGTACACAAGGTATCCAAGGAGAAAAGGGTGATACTGGGGATACAGGAGGTACAGGTGGTAAAGGAATTCAAGGAACTCAAGGAACTCAAGGTACACAAGGTATTCAAGGTAGACAAGGAGAAAAGGGTGATGATGGAGATACAGGTGGTACAGGTGCTCAGGGAATTCAAGGAACTCAAGGAACTCAAGGTACACAAGGTATTCAAGGTAGACAAGGAGAAAAGGGTGATGATGGAGATACAGGTGGTACAGGTGCTCAAGGAACAACTGGTACGCAAGGTACTACAGGAACTCAGGGAACTACCGGTACTCAAGGTACTACAGGTACTCAAGGTACTACAGGTACTCAAGGTACTACAGGTACTCAAGGTATACAAGGTAGACAAGGTATAAAAGGTGATACTGGAGATACTGGTGCTGGAGGTGGTACTGGTGCACAAGGAACAACTGGTACTCAAGGAACTACAGGTACACAAGGTACTACAGGAACACAAGGTACTACAGGAACTACAGGAGGTACAGGTGGTACAGGTGCTCAAGGAATACAAGGAAGACAGGGAACTACCGGTACACAAGGTACTGCTGGATTGTTTGGTGGTAACAGTATAGAATTTAATTATAGTAGTTTTGACATTAGTGCTGGTTCTCCGGGTCAGACTAATTTTGGATTTAATATAGCATTGCCCGGTGGTGGAGGTGTACCTAATTACGGTTTAATTTCTAAAGTAGGTTTATCTGATTTTGATATAAACACTACAGATGTTAGTGCATGGAATGATGCATTAGACAATGGTTCTGACCCTAATCGCGGGCATTTAAGAATATTTAAAACAAATGATTCTACTACATGGGTAACTTTTAATATTACAGGAGCCAATGTAGCTGGTGGTGCAGGAGCTACAGCCTATGAAGAAGTCCAAGTACAATATGTAGCAAATAATAATAACTTTAGTAATGGAGATGATTGTGTAGTAACATTTGTACAAGCTGGTGCACAAGGTGCTCAGGGAACTGCCGGCGGTGGTGGTGGTGGAGGTACTCAAGGTACTCAAGGTATACAAGGTAGACAAGGTACTCAAGGTAGACAAGGTACTCAAGGTAGACAAGGAGAAAAGGGTGATGATGGAGATACTGGTACACAAGGTACTACAGGAAATACAGGTGGTACAGGTACTCAAGGAACTACAGGAAATACAGGTGGTACAGGTACTCAAGGAACTACAGGAACCACAGGAAATACAGGAACTCAGGGAACCACAGGTACTCAAGGAACTACAGGAACACAAGGTATTCAAGGAATAGAAGGTGGCGGTGGTGGTGGTGGTACTCAAGGTACTCAAGGTATACAAGGTAGACAAGGTATTCAAGGTAGACAAGGAGAAAAAGGTGATACTGGAGATACAGGAGGTACAGGTGGTATAGGTGCTCAAGGAACAACTGGTACGCAAGGTATACAAGGTATTCAAGGTAGGCAAGGAGAAAAAGGTGATACTGGTAATACAGGTGGTATAGGAGTTCAGGGAATTCAAGGAACTCAAGGTAGACAAGGAACTCAAGGTAGACAAGGTATTCAAGGAACTACTGGTTCTGGTACCCAAGGAACTACTGGTACTCAAGGTACTACAGGAACTACTGGTACTCAAGGTTCGCAAGGAACTACTGGAGCAACCGGTGGCGGTGGTGGTGGTGGAGGTACCACTATATCACAC